ACCATCGACCGCATTACTCCTCACTGCGTCGTCGGCCAGTGTACAGCGGAAGGCCTCGGAGACTGGTTTGCCAAGTCCTCGACGCAGGCCTCCAGCAACTATGGCATTGACCGTGATGGCCGTGTCGGTCTTTACGTCGAGGAGAAAAACCGCTCATGGTGCTCCTCCAGTAACGCCAACGACCAAAGGGCGATCACCATCGAGTGCGCCTCTGATACCGCAGAGCCTTACGCCTTCCGGGACGTCGTTTACCAGACGCTGATTAAGCTCTGCGTTGATATCTGCAAACGCAACGGCAAGAAGAAGCTCATCTGGTTTGGAGACAAGGACAAGACCCTGAACTATTCTCCGAAGTCAGACGAGATGATCCTGACGGTGCACCGCTGGTTTGCCAACAAGTCCTGTCCGGGCAACTGGATGTATGCTCGCATGGGCGATCTGGCAAACAAGGTCACAGCGCAGCTTGGCACCTCCTCCGACACACCCGTCAAGACCTCTGGCACACAGGCTAAGGTGCTGTCCGGACTGTCTGAGGGTGATGTAATCAAGACGGTCGGTGCTCTTTTCACTGCAGATATGAATAAGTCTGGCATCCTCGCCTCTGTATCTCTGGCGCAGTTCATTCTGGAATCCGGGTACGGGAAAAGCGAGCTCGCCCAGAACGCCAATAACGTCTTCGGCATGAAGAAGTCCCTCTCCGGAAACACATGGAGCGGATCTACATGGGACGGCAAGTCTGTCTATACTAAGAAGACACAGGAGGATGACGGCTCCGGGAAGCTCTATACCATCACGGCTGACTTCCGCAAGTATCCATGCATCGAGGATTCCATCGCCGACCACTCCGCATACCTCTTGGGTGCGAAGAACGGCAGCAAGCTCCGCTATGATGGGCTCAAGGGCTGCAAGGATTACAAGAAGGCCGTGCAGATCATAAAGGACGGCGGCTATGCCACCAGCACGACCTACGTTTCCAAGCTCTGCAGTATTATCGAAAGATGGAACCTCACGCAGTACGACAAGGCTGAGGCTCCTGCTGCGGTCAAATGGTACCGCGTCCGTAAGAGCTGGTCAGATGCCGCTTCCCAGAAGGGAGCATATAAGGTGCTGGCCAATGCCAAGAAGTGCGCGGATGCCAATCCCGGTTATTCTGTTTTTGATGATGCCGGAAAGGTCGTCTACGCAGGAAAGGCGGCGGTCAAGACCCCCTTCCTCGTCCGCGTGGATATCAGTGACCTGAACATCCGCACTGGAGCCGGAACCAACTACTCCCGTACCGGCCAGTACACTGGCAAGGGTATCTTTACGATTCTGGAGGTCAAGTCCGGTCAGGGCTCTGACGCTGGTTGGGGACGCCTCAAATCCGGCGCTGGCTGGATCTCCCTCGACTATACAACACGCATCTGATCTGTTGCCGCTTGTGGGCTTTGTGCCTGCAGGCGGCTTTTTTCATTTTCCTTCGTCAATCCGCCCATCTCACCTCCAGTGGAAAGTGACTGGAGGTATCCCTTATGACCAATGAACAAAAAGAACAGATTAAAAAGCTCCGGGACTCTGGCTACGGATATGCCACGATCGCAGAGGCACTCGGCCTGACGAAGAATCAGGTGTCTGCCTTCTGCCGCAGGAATAACCTCTCCGGGAACACCGCTGATCCGGATAAAAAGGAAATGCCGAACGTGGGCTGCTGCCGTTGCTGCGGAAAGCCCCTCGCGCAGGTCTCCGGCAGGAAAGAGGCAAAGTTCTGCTCTGACGCCTGCCGGAATAAGTGGTGGAACGCCCATCTCGATCAGGTCAACCGCAAGGCCATCTATGAATACACCTGCCCTTGCTGCCACAAGCCCTTCACGGCCTACGGCAACAGCAAGCGGAAGTACTGCTCCCACGAGTGCTATATCCGAGCCCGGTTCAAAGGTGGTGATGGCCATGAATGAGGATCAGTTCGAGCGCGAAAAGCTCTATCAGGCCACCATGAATATGTTTCAGGGCATGCTGAAGGCAGGCGTAATCACCGAGGAGCAATACGCCATAATTGATACAAAAATGCTCGAAAAGTACCGGCCATTATTGGGTACATTATTCTCAGAAAACGCTTGCTATGTAACGCCTTTAGAGTGATGTATAGACCTGTGAAAGGAGCTGATTTTATGGCAAAAATACGAAAAATCGAGCCCGTGATGCCGACGCTGCCGACCCGGAAAAAGGTCGCTGCGTATGCCAGAGTGTCGATGGAAACCGAACGGCTCCACCACTCGTTATCAGCGCAGGTCAGCTACTACAGCGATCTGATCCAGCGCAACCCGGAATGGGAGTACGCAGGGGTCTATGCTGACGACGGCATCACAGGCACCAAGGCGAATAGCCGAGAGGAATTCCAGCGCATGCTGGAGGATTGCGAGGCCGGGAACATTGATATCATCCTGACCAAGTCCATATCGAGGTTTGCCAGAAACACGGTAGACCTTCTGGAGACCGTCCGGCACCTGAAGGAGCTGGGCGTTAGCGTTCGTTTTGAGAAGGAGAACATCGACTCCCTCTCAGGCGACGGCGAGGTTATGCTGACGCTGCTGGCCTCCTTCGCGCAGGAGGAAATCACCAGCCTCAGCAACAATGTGAAATGGGGCATCCGGAAGCGCTTTGAAAAAGGCATCCCGAACTTCCGGAACAAGATCCTCGGTTACGAATGGGAGGACGACCACCTTGTGGTGATTCCGGAGGAAGCGGCCATTGTGAAGCGCATCTTCCAGAACTTCCTTGACGGCAAGTCGCGTCTGGAAACGGAGCGCGAGCTGAACGGCGAAGGCATCACCACAAAGGCCGGATGCAAATGGTGTGATTCCAACATCAAGGTAGTCCTCTCCAACATCACCTACACCGGGAACCTGCTTCTGCAAAAGGAGTACATCGAAGATCCCATCACGAAGAAGCGCCGGAAGAACAAGGGCGAGCTTCCGCAGTACTTTGTGGAGAACACCCACGAGGCGATCATCGACATGGAGACCTTCCAATTTGTGCAGGACGAGATGGCCAGACGCCGCAAGCTCGGTGCCCTTGCCAACAAGAGCCTGAACACCTGCTGCTTCACCGGCAAGATCAAATGCCCCTACTGCGGCTTCAGCTACATGCACCACATCCGCAAACGCGAGAACGGCACCGAGAATTACAGGAAGTGCGGCACCACCAAGAAGAAGGATGGCCGCTGCCCGGTCAAAGGCGGCATCCGGGACGACAAGCTGAGGATGGCCTGCGCGGACGCCCTCGGCTTAGACGAGTTTGATGAGACCGCCTTCCTTGCGCAGGTAGACCACATCGAAGTTCCCAAGCGCTACCAGATCGAGATCCACTTGAAGGACGGCAGGGTCATCCCGAAGGACTGTACGCCGACCGGCCATCAGGACTGCTGGACGCAGGAATACCGGGACAAGGTTTCCGAGCAGCGCAGGAAGAACGGTACGAATCCGAAGGGAGCCTCCTGCTTCACCGCCAAGATCAAGTGCGCAGAATGCGGAAACAACTACAGGCGGCAGACTCGCAAGAGAAGCACCGGAGAGAAATACTACCTATTTGCCTGCGCGACCACCAAGGACTGCAGCAACAACTGCATCCACGAGGATGTCCTGAAGGAGCTGGCAGCCGAGGCGCTTGGCCTTTCTGCATTTGACGACGCCGCTTTCACGGATCTCGTCGACCACGTAGACATCGCACCCGGAGGCCACATCACCTTCTTTTTGAAGGACGGCACCTCTAAGGCAATGACCTACAGCACAAAGCGCCGGATGCCCAAGTGGACGGAGGAACGCAGGAAGAAACAGGGTGACGCCATCCGCGCTTCCTTTACAGAAGAACGGCGGCAGAGAATGAGCGAAACCATGAAGAAGGTAAGGAGGGAGAGATATTGGCACAGCACAGGAAAGTCAAAACGATCCCAGCAACCCTGACGCGCTTCACCTCTGCTCCGATCACTGAGCAGAAAAAGCGCCGGGTGGCCGGTTACGCCCGTGTCTCGACCGATCACGACGATCAGTTCACGAGCTACGAGGCACAGATCGATTACTACACCAAATACATCAAGAGCCGGGACGATTGGGAGTTTGTTCAGGTCTATACCGACGAGGGCATCACCGGCACCAGCACCAAGCGGCGCGAGGGTTTCCGGACAATGGTCGCTGATGCGCTGGACGGCAAGATCGACCTCATCGTTACGAAGTCAGTCAGCCGATTTGCCCGTAACACGGTCGACAGCCTGACCACCATTCGCCAGCTCAAGGAAAAAGGCATCGAGGTTTATTTCGAGAAGGAAAACATCTGGACATTCGACGGCAAGGGCGAGCTGCTGCTCACAATCATGTCCTCGCTGGCGCAGGAAGAAAGCCGGAGCATTTCTGAGAACTGCACATGGGGACAGAGGAAGCGCTTTGCAGATGGCAAGGTCTCCGTAGCCTACAAGCGGTTCCTCGGTTATGACAAAGGCGCTGACGGCAATCTGGTCATCAACCCGGAGCAGGCCGTTACCATCCGGCGCATCTACCAGCTTTTCCTTCAGGGGATGA